TACCGAATTAATAGTGTAGCGTCTAAAATTCTGAGCCATTTGTGTGTCCTATAATGCAATTGAGAAAGCGATAGCTTCACCAACTGATGCGCCGCCTGGTTGGATTGGTATCCACGCACTTCCGTTAAAATATTTAAGTACAGAAGCAGCTGTATTGAAAAAGATGTCGCCGCTTGTATGACCGCTACTTGGGTCACTAGAGCCAGAACCTAAATAGACTTGCTGGAACGATGTGAGGCTTCCTTCAGCGTTAGATGCAGCTGACTGTGCAGCTTCAGCGTAATACTTAGCTGAGTACAGACCACCAGCGACTGCTGTGGCTGTTGTAAAGCCTGAACCGCCGCCTAAAGCCCATTGCTTTGCAGAGCCTACTGATTGGGTTGAGCCAATAGCGTATTCCTTAGCACTATACTCGCTTGAGCTATCTACTGCGCCATTAGTCTTTATTGCCCAGTCTTTCGCAGGGCCAGTCTGACCAGTAACGCCCCCACTATCACCGATGGCATAAGCCTTCGCTGAGTAGTCAGTCGATGATACCTGCCCTGTGGTAAGTGAAGCCCACTGGGATGCTGTTGTGGCTGAACCAGAGGCTGCTGTAGCACTCGAACCACTCTCAGTATTATAATGCAATGCTGAGTAACCAGTGGAGCTATCAGATAGTGTGTATTGGGAGTTATGTGGGTTCGTTGCTAGTTTTGATGCGTCAGCGCGAGATAAACCTGCTGCAGTTTCAGCAGTCTCAGTGTTAGTTTCGGCAGTCTCAGCGTTATCTTTAGCTGTAACTGATAAGTTCTTCGCGGCGATAGATGCATCTTTTGCGACTATGCTTGCGTCTCTAGCTTCTTCTGCTGCTACCTGCGCTGCTTCAGCCTGTGCAACAGATTGAGCAAAGGTGGTTTGTAAGGTTGCGTTAGTTCCAGCGTCCTTGAAAAATGAGGTATTTGCAGCCATCAGTCATCTCCGAAATAGTAACTAGGCTGTATTGCCTGGGTAGAACCGTTTAGCTCCTGGTCGTTACTTTGCTCCTGGATTTCATTAAGAAACTGCCCATACTTCTGCTCAAAGATGGGTGAGCGTTCATCGAGGAAATAGTCTCCTGCGTATGTCAGGGCTGCATAGATAACCAAATCTGGAGCTACAGTCGTCAGATTGTTAGTATCTGCATCAGCTGTAAGTGCTGGAAACTCAGCATAGTAATACAAAGACACAGTGCCACTTTCGGGAGCTGGGTAGAGCAAAAGCTTCTCTTGCTCTCTAGTAAAAAACTGCGGCGTTCCTACTTGTGCAGATTGCTGTAGCTGTCTGTACCGCCCCATAGGGATGCGTGATAGCTCACTGTTGCCCATATACAGACTGATAATCTCTAGGAAGTCTGTGGGTAGCGTAAGCGAGGCTGTATTGGCTGTAATTGTGTAATCTGTTTTGTTTTCATTGAGTGGGGTGCGCAGTTGGCGTTGCACTCGTGCGATACCCTGGTCAATAAAAGTAGTTGTCAGAGCCGCTGTGATGTCACTTCTATTTAGCAACGCAGTGAAGTGCGTCTTCAGTTCTCCGTAATTCATTGGTTAAGCTCCACGCTTCTTTGGTTTTGTAGGTGATTGGGATGCTCTCATCGCAGCCTGTGTGGGAGCTTTCTTACTTCCTGGCTTATTCATTCTCTCGCCAGAACCAGCTTTTATTCTGGCTCTTTTCTTGTGGATATTGTCCCACAGTCCTGGTTTGCCCATCAGTAACTCCCTTTTTTGCGCTTAGCGCAGGTGCTAGCTGCACTGCATTTGGTTTTTGTTTTGCATGATTTGCATGGTTTAAACATTGGTCTCTCCAGTTAGATTTGTTTGTCTGTGGTCAGGAAGGCATCGAGATGCTCAGCTTTCAGTCGAGCTACGATTTCTTTCCCAGTGATGTTTTTGTCTGACATGATATCGAAGCCCTCTCTCATCCACTGCTCAACAACTGAGGTTGGGATAGAGGCTACGCGCATGAAGTTGCCTTCGCGCCGTCCAGCACTTTGGTTACGCTGGTCTTTGATGTCGTCTAGAAATTCTTGTGTGATTGTCTGCGAGTGTTCTCGCACATAATTGTCGTTATCTGCGGCTATCCATCTGGTATTTACGCCAAGCAGATTTACGTCCGATTTATCGGTCATAGTAACTCCTTGATAAGTAGAGGGGGTAAGGAACGAGGGGAGCGGTAAGGAGAGCAAAAATCGCTCCCCTCGCCCTTATTAGTTAGTCCTAGCTGAGGCCAGTAATCATACCGGAATCACCGTAAGACATATGCTTCAGTGAGTATTCACCCACGATTGCATGACGGTCGCCATCGCTATCTTTAGCCAGCAATGTGCGCGTGAACGGGCGTAATACGCACGAGCGGAACATTGATGGGTCGATTAGGAAGGCGTGTGTGGTTAGTTGGTGGCGATTAAGGATAACCTTGTATTCGCCGTATGGACTGCAAAATCTTCGCTTTAGGGCGTGAACCTAAAACCGTCTTTCGACTGCTCATAGTTTCCTATGAGATGAGACTATATCATCATCACATTGTCGTGATGCTCTGCGCTTCCACGCTACTCAGCGTGTACTTCCCGAAGGAATAGTCGTTGCACCTTCCTCTTTCGAGGCTTGGCTCAGGATTGCCCACAGCCTAGCTGTTTGGGTGTTCCCTGAGTTCACAGAGTTTAATGTACGCCAGTTGTCCTTAGTTAACGTACAGGTCAATCGCATTAACCAATGTTTTCGCACCATCGTTGATTGTACGATTGCGTCCAGCTGCTCCAGTGAAGCCAGATACAATCTGAGCATCAGCTGGTTTAATCATGAACACTGATGGGTCAGAACCGTTGTTGAAACAATCTTCACCAAGTTCTAGCAGCTTAGCTTCTGTCATTGCGTCAGTAGCGTTTGCACCAGCATCGACAGTCGTGGAGATTTGTGTCGTTGCACTATCCATCTCACGAGCTGTTGTAGCATCGCCAGCAACCTTGGCGTTAGCTTGCCCAACATAGGCAAATTCTAGGTCTCTTTTTATGCTTTTTAAGGCCTTAGCTAGCTGGTAAGCTGACTCTTTAGCTCTCGCATGGAGTGCCACGGAATCGGCTGTAGCTGACACCTCGAATACATCCGTCAGGATTTGAGTATTGTTAGTGCGCATGGTTGTTGGTGTACGCGCTACATTAGTAAATGTGCCACCTTCGAGTTGTTTATTATCCTGCGCATTTGGCAACGCATCTTCTTGCCACTCAAATACACGAGCGTTCACTTTTTCCGATTTAATCATTGAAGTAAAAGGCGTATCGGATGGGCTTAGCATCGTAATAATCGAGCTGACATCTTCTTTTTTACCTACTTGGTCGTAGGTTAGGTATTCATTAGCCATGTTTTATTTTCCTCATTAGCTATGGGTTTAAGCTTCCCATCGCGAAAGGAGAACATCAGCAATATCGTCTAGGTCGTTAGCATTACCTGCTAACATACGAGCCTCTGCATCTTTAACGCGCTTATTCTTTGTTTGCGCAGCAGTTGCTGGGGCTTTGTTAGACTTCAGTACCTTCTTAACAACTCGTTTCTTTTTCGTAGTCGTCACCTTCTTAGCCTGGTCGAAAAGACGGGCTTTGTTGATGATTTTTATTACATCAGGTGAAACGATGTTATTGACTTCTTCAGCAACCAGCCCTTGCCCAATAGCATATGAGCGAATGTCATCGTAAAGCTGGTTATTCCAGTCTGGAATGTCCTGCTCTAGCACTTTGACAGCCTCTTTAGCAGCTTCTTGCATCTGCTCTTGCTGTTGAGTTTGTAGCTGTTTGTAGAAGTCATCAGACTGTTCTTGAACAAACTTCAGGTCGTCATGCGCATCTTGCGCTTCTTTCCTGAGCTGAGCAAAGTCGGCATCATTCATATTCTTGGATGCTAAAAGCATATCAACTTCTGAATAGGGCTTATACCTTGCTTCAGCACGTTCAAGCATCTGAGTAAGAACGGCGTCAGTCTTGCCGATATTGTCTTCTGCTTTCTTTCGCTGGTCAGCGACTTCT